AGTTGCAGGCACTAGGTTAAGCATTGATATTTACAACGCTAATAAAAAAATAGCAATAGAAGTGCAAGGATCTCAACATACAAAATATAATAAATTTTTTCACGGAGGCCATAGAAACAACTATTTAGAGCAATTAAAAAGAGATGAAATGAAATTTAAATTTTGTGAATTAAATGATATTCAGTTGGTTGAAATTTATGACTCAGATGTTATAAATATATCTTTGTTTAAAAAGTTTGACATCACGCTATAAATAGTGTAAAATATATGTATGAGCACAGAAGAGATTGATCCAGATAATTTACCCTTATTCCAGTTACCTGAAAATTTTCTTAATAAAATATTTGAACTAACTGGTGACGGAGGCGACAAGAATAGAGGATTTGTTCTTTCATATGTGTCGCAAGACGGTAGACCATTGGTCTACGCGAGGGCTGATACCCAAATAATAGATATGGGGCTTCGAAAAGCTCTTGAAAAGTATCTTGCAGAAATGGAACGAGCAGAAGACGCTCAAAATCTAAATTCAGAAAACGAAGATTAACTCTTGACTATAGTCAAAATTTATATTATAATTAGCTCATGATTTTTTCGCTAGAGCTAGAAAGACAACTACTAGCTGGTTTAATTAAATATCCTCATAAGTATTCAGATATTTCAACCCTTACCACCTCTGAAGACTTTTATTCAGAGGATTCCGTTGTTCATAAAACTATTTTTAATACACTTGCGCAAGCTATAGAAAATGGCGAAGACGTAAATGAGGCCACAGTTTCTCATAGGGTATTATCTCTTGGTATTTCATTTGAGGACAATATTAGCGTAGGGGATTATATTAATTCATTAGGATTAATCAAAATTGGCGAAAACTTCATATTGCATGTAGCCAAAGAATTAAAAAAATTAACTGTAAGAAGGCAGCTCGCTTCTTGCGGAGAAAAAATTTCAAAAACTATGCATAAACTAGACTCTTCGGAGTCTTTTAATGATATAGTATCCAAGGCAGACAAGCTCTATAATGGACAAGTTAACCTCTATGATGTTGGCGACAGAAAGCCAGAAAATATTTTTGACGAAATGAAAGAATGGATTGAGTTTAGGGGGGAAAATCCAATTGAAGAGTTCGGCATGATGGGGCCACACAAAAGAGTAAACGAATTATATGGATCTTTGCTAAGGCCTGGAAATATTACAGTTGTATGCGCAAGAGCTGGAGTAGGAAAAACTCAATTTTGCATGGACTTTGCCACAAAGATAAGCGCAGATTATGGAGTTCCAGTGCTACATTTTGACAATGGCGAAATGAGTAAAGAAGAATTAATAGTTAGACAGTGCGCAGCTTTGTCAAAGATACCCGTTCACCTTCTTGAGACAGGTTTATGGCGCCAAGCAGGTAACGATATAGTAAAGAGAGTTAGAAAAGTATGGGAAAAAGTAAGAGGCATGAAGTTTTTTTACTATAATGTTGCTGGCATGAGTTCAGAGGATATGATTAACTTATTAAAAAGGTTTTATTTTTCAGAGGTTGGCAGGGGCAAACAAATGATATTTTCATTCGATTATATTAAAACTACGTCTGAATCAAATGATAAAAATAGATCAGAATGGGAGCTTGTTGGCAGTATGGTTCAGAGGTTTAAAGACTGCATACATAGAGACATTAAGTTTGACGGCGAGCCAGTAATATCAATGATCACAAGCGTTCAAAGCAATCGACAAGGAATTGTTAACAACAGACGTGCAGAAAACATAGTGGATGATGAATCTATCTTTTCATTGTCAGATAGAATAGTTCAATTTGCTTCTCATGCATTTATTCTTCGCAAAAAAACTGAAGACGAAATGGAACAAGAGCCTAATTTTGGAACACATAAATTTAAATGCGTAAAATATAGACACCTTGGACAAGATGTGAATGGAGCAGTTAATCCAGTTAGAATGCCAGACGGATCGTTACAACAAAACTATATTCATCTTGATTTTAATAATTTTCACATAACAGAAAAAGGCGACTTAAGAGATTTAGTAAGATACTTAAACCAAGATCCACAAATTGTCGAAGATGGAAACTAATACAACAGACGTTAAATCGGTTTTAGAGAAGTTAGGCTACAGATTGTCAGATTTTGGAGATTCTTGGCGAACAAGCGCTTTATACAGGGGAGGCGATAACCCAACAGCCCTAAAGATATATAAGAATTCTGGAGTTTGGACAGACTATGTTGATGGCAATAAGAGTATGCCACTAGCCGCGTTAGTTCAAAAAACTCTTGGCACTAGCGATCATAAGATAATAAGTGAATATATTAATACTGAAAAAAAAGATAGTTTTCGATATAATAAAAACAAATCAAAAATACAAATGGAAGAAACTTTCCCAGAAGAAGCTTTAGACAGGTTATTACCTCATTACAAATTTTACAACTTAAAGAACATCAGCGACGAAACTTTAAAGTTCTATAAATGCGGCCTAGCAACAACTGGAGCTATGAATAATAGATATGTTTTTCCAATATACAATCAAGTTGGAAAAATTTGTGGCTTCTCAGGCAGAGATGCCTCTAATAATCAAACTAGGCCAAAATGGAAGCACATGGGCAGAAAAACTAATTGGAGTTATCCACTTTATTTAGGTGCAGGCTCAAAACTAGAAGTAATTGAGTCTATAGACCAAAAGAAAGAAGTTATACTTGTTGAAAGTATTGGTGATTCAATGGCTTTATTTGAAAATGGATATAAAAACAATTTAGTTACTTTTGGGTTAGATGTTTCCCCAAAATTAATGACAACCTTAATAACGTTGAATCCAGAAAAAATAATTATATCCACAAACAATGACGCTTCATCGGAAAAGAACCGAGGACTCGAGAGCGCAGTTAAAATATTTATTAAATTATTAAAGTATTTTAACATAGATTCTTTAACAATAAAACCTCCACTAAAAAATGATTTTGGCGCTATGCAAGAATTAGAAATAAACTTTGATACTTGGTATAATAAAACTGCAAACAAAGATAAAATGTATAAATATATATTGAATTGCGCAAAACACTTTAGCAAAACAGTCTTTTCGCCGACAAAAGAAAAGCTTGTTAAATCTAGAATTTTAAATGAATAAACTTTCCGCAAGTAGAATCAAGGTTGCGCAAACCTGTTCTTGGCAATATTGGGCGAAATATATACTCAAGCTACCAGACAAATCAAATGATGGAGCTAAAAGAGGAAGTATATGCCATTTAGTATTTGAATGCCTAGGCAACCCAAGACACAAAAAACATTACAATAAAATTTTAAAAAATAAAAATATATTTGCCTCAGAAGCTGTTAAGAAATTAGTAATGAGACATGCTACAAAAGAAGAGGTTGATGATGAAGAAAACATTTCCTTAATTAAAGACATGACTCTAAATGGTTTGCAGTATGATTTTTTCGGCAAAGAGAACGGAAGACCAACTAAGTCAATTTCAGAAAAAGAATTTAATATAGAAATTGACCAAAATGGAAAAAAATACGCAATTAGAGGGTTTATAGATAAATTGTTTTTATATAAAAAAAAGAGCTTGGCAATCATTCGCGATTTCAAGAGTAGCAAGCAAATATTTAAAGGTAAAGAGGTCACAAATAATTTACAAGACTTAATGTATTGCCTTGCGGTTAAACATTTATATCCAGAGTATTTAAAGAGGCGTTCTGAATTTGTATTTTTAAAATTTGATCTTTCCAGAGATATGTTTGGTAAGACTGGAAAAGGCTTGCTAGAAATGAGCACAATTGGCGAAGATGAATTGGAAGGCTTTGAATATGAACTTACGGAGATACAAAAATATTTAGACAGTTTCAACTTGCCATGCGCAAAAAGTAGCTTCGCGGCAGATCAAGATTACCCGAAAGATGGAACATTCGGTGGACCACTAGTTTGCGGCAAAGAAGGCTATAAAAAGCGCAGGGGACAATTTTTGCTAGATGCAGAAGGAAGTAAAATAGAGAATTATATTTGCTCAGTACGAAAACCAATGGAATACTACGTACTACTCGATAAAGAGGGAAAAATTTTAGCTTCAACATTTAAGAAAGATAAAAAACTTTTACAAAATAAAAAACAAAAAGGTCAAAAAATAGAATTAAGAAAATATGCTGGATGTCCAAAGTGGGAAAATAATGTTTGACTTTAGTTTCTTGGTATGGTAACATATTCGTATGTTGCCCTTATTTAAGAGTCACTTCTCAATAGGTAAATCAATATTAACTTTAGATTTACCCTCTAAACACAACGAAGGAGGATCAGATAGCATATTTAAAATAGCTGATGAAAACAATTTCAGTGAGATTATTTTAGTAGAAGATTCTTTTAACGGATTTTTACAGGCAAAAAAAAATGCAGAAGAGCTAAATATGCAACTAATCTTTGGTATAAGATTTTTAGTAGCAGAAGATATTGATGAAAAGCTAAGTAAAGATAATAACAATAAGCATAAAATAATTATTTTTGCAAAAAACGATAATGGAATCAAATCATTGTATAAAATATACAATAGAGCTTTTGCCAAGGGACATGGACATTTGGATTATAAGTTCTTAAAAAGTTTGTGGAATAATAATTTGAAATTTGCAGTCCCGTTTTATGATTCTTTTTTATTTGCAAATCTAGTTTCTTTTTCTAATTGTGTTCCAGATTTTAGTTTTTGTGATCCAACATTTTTTATAGAGAATAACAATTTGCCTTTTGACTTTTTAGTAGAACCAGCTCTAAAAAAATACTGTAAGGAGAATGAATTTCCAACACAAAAGGTAAAAACAATTTATTACAACAAAAAAGAGGATGCCAAGGCTTTTCAAACATATAAATGTTTATGCTCAAGAGGCTTTGGAAGACAAAAAACATTAGAAGAGCCAAACTTAGATCACTTTGGCAGTGATGAGTTTTGCTTTGAAAGCTGGCAAAAAGAAAATGAAAATAAATAAACCAAAATACGTACAAAAAGATTGGGGATCAGAAACTTGGTTCGCCAATAATCTAGAACATAATTACTGCGGTAAAATCCTAGAAATTAAAAAGGGGCATTCAACGTCAATGCATTTTCACATTAATAAGCACGAAGTTTTTTATATCCTCGAAGGAACACTAGAAGTAAACTGGATAGATACAGAATCTGCCGAAGAACACATTATATATGTTCCACAAGGTGCGTCAATGGAAATGCCTCAAGGTGTGCCACATAGCTTAATTGCAAGCGAAATGGACGTAAAACTTATAGAAGCAAGCACTTTTCACCGCGATGAGGATAGTTACCGCTTGTGGAAAACAAACAAACCAATAACCAAAGCATGAAAGACGAGTTATTAAGATACAACAATAAACAAAAATATTTAATTTTTGATTTTGAAACTTGTAATCTAAATTTGGTTAACTCAAGCAATCGCCCTTGGCAGTTATCTTTTATTACTGCTACGAAAGACAAGATTCTTGAGAAACATGATCATTTCTTAAAGTGGCGAGACTTAAAAGTTTCCGAAGGCGCTAAACTTGCGACTCGATTTGATTATACGAAATATAAGATTAAATCAGAAGACCCACTACCCATACTTAGAAAGTTTGATAAATTACTGTACGATAAAAAGTACATAATTGTCGGTCACAACCTTCTAGGTTTTGATGTTTATGTGCATAATACATTAAGAAAAACATTAGGTCTTAAAAGCGACTTTTCGTACTTAACTAGACTAATCGACACGAATTGCCTTGCTAAGGCGTACAGAGAAGACATAAAATTTGACTCAAAGGACTCGCTTCTAAGCTGGCAGTTTCGATTAGATGGATATATTAAAAGAGGCTTAAAAACAAATTTAGCAGCAATGCTTAAGGAATTTGAGTTT